GGCAGCCCGAATTGTCGCAGGATCGCTAGGCTGCCGCGGGCGGAGATATAGCTGTTCATGTTGACGGTGGACGGCGGCGTGCCGGGAATGGTCCCGAAAAAGACGTTGCGCGCCCCAAAAAACCCAGCCGCGTTGACGCCTTGGGTTAAGGTGAATCCGCCAGAGCCCGTCCCGAAAAGTCCGTTTGCCTCCCATCCATAGGCGCCGCGGCTCAAATCGGCGTTGACTAGACCGTTTTGGCCAGCGGGCACCCGCGCGTTGCTCGCTTGGTCCTCTGTCGCCGTCGCGCCCCAACCCCGGCCTGCGAAATCTGCGGCCGTGTTTGAGCCCGTCACGTCCGCAAGCGGATCGCCCCGCGATCCAGAGTACGGCGGCGGCGCGGTTTGGTCCGCCGCAACACGCGCGAGCATTGGCCTCGCCCAAAAGATGTAAGGGGTCGCTCCCGATCCGTTCGACACGCCTCGCGGGGCAAAGACTGCAAAGGCCGCGCCTGAAGGCGCTGTGACAAAGCCGCCAACCTGCGCGAAGTTGGCAACAGAGCCATTGACCGCGCCGTCGAGCGTGCCGCCCGATCCAGCGACCGAGGCAGACACGAACGATCCTGTCGGCCCATACCAAAACACCAGCGACTCAGCGGCCGTGCAGCGATAGCGCGCCATGAGAGCGCCAGCATAAACCCGATCACCCGCAGCCACGGGAAGCCCAAATCGAAGCAGGTCCGCCAAGCTATCGCTGGCACTTTTCCATCCGTACCAAATCGCATTGACCGCAGGCGTTCCGGTCACGAGCGAATACAGCACATTCATGGGCTGGCCGAAGTACCCTACAAGATTGCGGCCCGCCGTAACTGTGAGCCCGCTATCCGTGACCAAGTAGGAATCCCAACCCAGGACGCCACTCGCCCCTTGATTGAAGTCCGCATTGACAAGCGCTTGCACGCCGGTTGGCACGCCCGCAGCATTGCCTGGAAAAACCGGCAGGGTTGCGCTTGCCGTGACGCTTGCCGCGTTGACGCTTTCAAGCCCGATCACGTCTATGGCTTTGACCCTGTATGCGGTGTCGGCGGACAAGGTCTCTTGGAGGCTGATGGTCGTCGCGGTGAAATAGCCGACGTGGGCCGCATCCGCCCAGCCAGTCCCGCCGCGCCGCACCTCATAGGCCCAAAGATCAATGTCCGCCACAGCGACGAAGGTGAGCACAACTCCATCTATCCGGCGGGTGACGGCAAGGCCGGTCACATCCGCGGGCCGTGTCGTTTTGCCGACGATCGTGTGATTTGTGGCGCTTGCCCAGGCCGAAGGCGTGCCGCCCGCGCTCCAGGCCCGAACACGCACGTCATAGGCCTCGCCCTGGGTGACGTTGGTGATGTAGATGAGGGGAGCTTCCGGGGTTGCGTCGCCTACAGGGGTCCAGTCCCCTCCGCCGGCTTGCCGGAACTGCACCTCAAAGCGAGACACCGCGATTTGATCGTTCCCCCGAGGAACGATGCGAACCGCAAGACGCTCCTGCAAAGTCCCGTCCGCAAGCCGCAGGAGCGCCGCTTCCGATGAGGTCAGCGACAGGGACGGAATGGCCGGCGCGTCCTGAACATGACGGCGGCCAGAGATGAAGGTGCTAAAGGCCGGGATCGCCCCCGTATCCGCAGACCAGACACCCGGTTGCGCATCCACCATCGTCAATCGGGCGCTAAGATCTTCCCCCGCCTCTATTGACTTGACGATCATGGGGGCGGTTTCGATGCCCGCTTCCCCAAACGCGAAGAGATCGCCCGCGTTGGGGGCCGACGCTTCCGCGACTGGCGTTACAAGCTGCACCGTCTCTTGAAAACCCGCCACCGTTACAAGGGGAAGCAGGACCACAGACCCATTCCGCTTCCGAACCCGGAGGGAATAGCTCTTTCCGTTTTCCATGGTGACGGGGCTGTCCAAATCGAGATGGGTGACGTTGCCCGAGGCGACCGTCCGGCCCGAGATTCGGCCCGATCCAAGCCCAATCTTTATCACATCGTATTGCAGGCGCACGAAGTCGCCCTTCGTGCATCGGATGTGCTCCACATCCATCGAAACCGTATGCTCCTCAGGCCTCAGAAGCAGCGTAGCGAGATGATAGCGCCCCTCTCTCCACGCCTGCGTGGAGGATGTTGCCGCGGGGAAGTTGAGGAGCTCAAACTTCGTCGCCGCAAGCACGCCGGTCGCGGCCTCCTTGGCATACCCATCCCGATAGACGATCACTTCATCGGGCTCGTTGTTCTTGTCCTTGTTGGAGAAGGTGCAGCGGAAGGCGTGGGGGATGTCCACAAACGCCTTCCGACCCTCATACCCCCAGCTATTGCGTGGGGTGATGATCTGCACCGGAACAGTCTGTTCCACGTCCCGCACCACAGAATACTTCCCATCCACGATGGTGAAGCTCGCGCGACCATGGCCCGCAATGTCGGTCAACACCTGATAGATGGAGCCCCCTTCGATCACGTTGTCATAGGTCCAGCGGGGCTCAGACGCATTGGGCGCGGTCGCAGCGCACGCATCGGCCCACGCCTTTAGGCATGGCCCGTCAATTCGCTCGTCGGGGATCACGCGGTTTTGCCCTCGGTAGCGCATGACATGAGCGTAGCACCAAGCCGGATTAGACGAGATCACCGTGTTCACGTCGTCCCAGGCCGAGCCCGTATAGGTCGGAAGATAGCTCTCCGCGAGGCAGTTGATCGTGTCGGGCGCCCCGTTAAGCTGGTCGCTGGCCTCTAGGCGAAGAGCGATCAGCGCCACCCCCGGCATGGTCACGGGCGTATCGGTGGAGATGGAGCGGAGCGAGCTCCAATACACGTCATCCACATAGGTGGGGTCGGAGCCTCGCGTGGGGCCATTGTGCTTGACCCGCACATCCCATTGCCCGCTTGAGCCGGTGGAGAAGCGAGCGGAGCGCACAATCGGGTCCGCGCTTAAAGCCTGAACGCGGATTGTCCCGTTTGTCCCGGTGCCGAGAGAGCCATTAGGCTCAAGCCAAGTGGGGGTGAGCCAGCTTCCCGACGTGCCCGCGGCGCGATACTGCACTTGCACATCGACATACGTTTCATAGCGTCGGCCGTGGGCATTGGCCCGATACATCCCCCGCGGCGCGCTGATATCGAGCGAAATTTCCGACGTGTTGTTTCGCGTCGTGCGGGTGATCCACCCCCCCGGATCAGAAAACACATACGTGGTGGGGTCCACCTGCACCGGCTGAGTGCGGGGCACATCCGGCGCCGCTGGGTCATAGGTCCACCAGAAGTCAAACCCAGGGTTCCACCCATTGGGAGGGCTTCCCCCAGAAGCAGTGTCTTCAGTCCGTTGCAGCCGGATCGTGAGGCTGTCTTCCCGCACGACGCGGGTGAACAACGTCACCGGCGCATCGGTGGATGTGCCTTCGCGGATTTCATACGACGCCCCAGGGAAAGCCGTGATCGGGCTGTCCCCAATGCGCAGGTCAGTGATCCTCAATCGGCCATAGCCGACAAGCAGGAGCATCCGCAGATACTGCTTGCCGTTGAGGTTTTCGGTGTAGGGCCTGGCCGCCAGAAGCGGGAACATGCGCCGCTTGCCAAGCACACGGGGCACAGGGCTATAGGGCGCGAATTGGTTGCGGATGCCCGTGAGCATCGCATAGGGGTTGCCGTCCTGCTGGCCCCATCCGTATTGCGCCCCAGGGGGCCTTGGAGGGGGAACAATCGCATCGACAAGGAAGAAGCCGGCGGTGGCGACGGCCGCAGACACGGCCATGTTGGCGGCAAAGGCTAGAAACTTACTGCCGCCGATTGTGGTGAAGAACGCCCCAGGACCAGCGACAAAGGCCGCCAACACAAACACCACCAAGAGCAGGATCGTCCGAAGGGGGTTCTTTTCTTCCCCATCCCCTCCCCCACCGTGAAGGCGGACTTGGATATAGACTGAGGCGCCTTGCTTGGGCCTCACCACATGCCAGCGGTCGCGGGGGATTTCGTGATCGTCGATATAGACATGGACGTGCTTGAGGATGCGCTTGCCCACAAAGCCCGCCGCCACAACCATATCCCAAAGGGATGAGCCCTCAGGGGCGAGCATGATTTCAGACCGCGCCTTGAACGGGCTGTCATGGATCACGACGGGGGTTTCATAGCGGGGCAGGATTTGGGCGATAGCCGTTTGATCGTCCGTCACGCGCATGGATCGTACCGATGGATTGAGATGATGCGCTTGGACCAGACCAAGCCTTCATAGGTTTCGACGCAGGCGCCGTTCGCCTTTTCTTCGGAGTGCAGCATCCAGCCGGGAGAGAGGATTAGCCCGCAATGGAAGGCGTGCCGGCCCGACCGAAGCAGGATCACATCCCCGAGGGTTTCGGCCCCTTGCTGCACCTCAGGGAAGCGCTTGGAGTAAGCATGCGCCGCTTCCCCAAGGCTCGCGCGATCACACCCGGACGTGAACAGCGGGCCTTCGTAAGGGGGGAGCGGCTTTTGGAGCTCGGCTTCGTGGATGAGTGAGACCAGCCCCCAACAGTCCGCCCCTTCCCGGCTTTTGCCGCCGGGGACGTAGGGCAAGCCGACATAGGCGGCGACCCATGGGGGGAAGTCGGGGCGCGGCATCAGCCAAAGACGCCGCCATGGGACAGGGCTTGCGCCAGCATCGCCACGAGAGGCAAGGCGAACAAGGCCGGGAACCGAGACGGCGTGATCGTCTCGCAGGCAGGCTCGGTCACAAGGTCTTCAAACCGGAGGTAACCGGTCACGGTTGAGACGTTATAGGTCACGTCCCGCAGTTTCAGGGGAGGCAAGGCAACTTCCACCGTGTCCGGGGTATCGGCCAAGATGATCTCGATGAGCACATCAGCCGCGTCCGTGATGGAGCGCAGTGTGTCCACGATCACGCGATCGGTGTTGTCAATCGACAGTTGCGCCTCTCCCGGTCCATCGCCTCCCTGCCCTGGAAGCACGACTTGGAAGGCGTAGGCGATAAACTCATTGCCCCTAGAAGTGATGTTCTCGTTGTTCTGGACGACGCGAATAGGCGCGGCCAAGCTCGCGTGCGAGATCGTCACAAGCATCAGCCACGTTTCGGCAGTGGTTTCATCCGTCAGGCTGTCTTGCGCAGGAGTGGAAAGCGTCCGCATTAGCGCCCCACGATGTAAGACCCGGCGCGGGCGACAAGCTCAATTGCTGGTGTGGTCGCAGGCTCATAGGCGTCAGCCAATTTGACGCGGAATTGAAGCGCAACGCGCCTGTTGTCGGTGCCAAAAACTGGGGCTCTGTAAGAGCTCAAACACCAAAATGTTGCGCTTTGCCGAGACGTGGGATGCACCCAATCAAAGGACAACACACCATCGCGCAAGTTGTCTCGCCACCAAGCGCGAAACGTCTCGAACTCCGCCGCAGTCATGTCGATGGCGCCTGAAATTACATAGTGCTGGCCGGTAAAGCGTCGCCGGATTTTGACGTCTCCGGTTTCCATTGTGGTCCGAATAGCATTGTCAATCGGCTCCTCATTGAAGCCGGCCACGTTGAAATACTGCGGGATGTTAGAGGGCCAAGACGGCATAGGCGATCCTCTTAGGCTTGGCGGACCAAGGGCCGCGCCCCGTAGCGGCTGACCATGGCGCTGTCGGTCTTGCCGGCGGCGACGTTCTTGCGCTGGCTGTCCCGTAGGGTCATCTCAATCATGCGGCGACCGTCAGGCCCACGGCGCTCTTGGGTTTCGACGGGCTCAGCGTCAGCCCCCCGTTGATCGTTAATGACGATCTGCACGCCTCCCCCGTCCCCGGTGTTCTGCACACCAAGGCGACCGTCAGGCCCCCGCGCGAGAGGAAGGATCGCTTCCGCCCCCGCCTCAGCAAGAGAGCCGATCCCGCCATTGGCCATGGGGAAATAACCCATAGAGGCCGTCACCCCGCCCATGGCGAAGGGGATGACGTTGCCGTCATAGAAAGCGTTGCCGAGGGCGGAGCCTTTGCTTGGCACTTTGCCGCCGCCACCGCCCGCGGCAATCGTTGCCATGTTGCCACTGCCCCCGCCAGTGTTAATGCCGAAGTTTTGGAGGAACCTATCAAGGAAGCTTGTTCCGGCTTCTGTAATGGCCTTGCGCCAAGGGGCGGTAATGTTGCGGGCGATGTCTTCGCCGATGTCCAGGGCGATATTGGCAATGCCGCGGAGTGCATCTTCCGCGCTGATACGGCCCCGCAGGAAGCCCTGCCGGATGGAAGAAAAGAAGATGTTTTCCAGCCCTTCGCCCAAGCGCCGGCCGGAGCGCTCAAGGCTGTTGATCCAGCCCATTTCTCGCTCAACCCGCTCTTGGGTTTCGATGTTCTTGCGGGCTTCGATTTCGGCTTGTTCGCGGGTGATCGCATTGCCGTCCGCAAGCGCCTCGCGTTGCAAGCGCAGGATTTCCAGTCCAATCCGGCGCTCCCGGTTGAGGCCCATGGCGATGTCGGATTCTTCCAAGGCCTCCCGGCGACGGCGCTCGCCTGCGGCGCGGCGTTCCGCGATCTGGTTTTCCGCCCGGCGCGCTTGCAAGCCCCGCGTCGTATCCCCCATGCCGGGGTTGTCGGCTTCCGCAAACTCCGCTTCCAAGCCTTCTAGGGCGCGGCGACGGGCCACGGGATCGCCTGCCGTCTGCGCCATGCGCTCAAGCCGCAAGCCCTCGCGACGGGCCTGTTCTTGGGCTTGGGCAAGCCGCATATCCGCCTGAAGCGCGCTCTGCCCTTCCAGCACTTCCCGCCGGATGCGGAGCATTTCCTGCACTTCCGGCTTGTTGGCATACTCGCCATAGGTGGCGGTCAGCGCCGCGATCTCGGCTTCCACTTCGGCCTGCGCCCGCTCTCGCGCCCCTTGGCCGATGGAGGGAAGGATAAACTGGCGCTGGGCGTCAAGCTCGGCCATGGTCGAGGCCTGTTGCCCCCGCGCCCCGGCCACCTCTTGGCGAAGGACAAGCTGCAACGCCGCGTCTATCCCAGGGCGCTCCAGCGTCCCGGCTTGCGCCATGTCCATCTCATAGGCGCGCATGTAGAGATCGGAGCCACGGGAACCGAAGCGACCCAAGGCCGTCTCTGCCTCGCCCTGCTGCGTCAAGGCCCGCGTGAACGGGTCCACGATTGATTCAAGCTGCGCTTTCAGCGCCGCTAGGCCGCGCTGAAGATCCGAGATGCGGCTTGTTTCGCCGATCGCTTGGGCCGCGCCGATGCCCGTCGTGATGGTGTTGATCTGGCTTTCGACTTGGCCCCGCTGCGCTTGCAGGGATTGCAGGTTTGACAGGGCGCCCAGGGCGTTTTCGTATTGCGCGTTAAGAGTGTTGCGGCGTTCATCTTCGCGGGCCCGGATGCGATCACGGATGGTGCGATAGGACTCTTGATTGAACGCCGTGGAGATCTCATCGGCGTTTTGCGCGCGCATGGCGGCCATAGCCGCTTCGCGCTCTCTATCGACGCCCGGCACGCCCCGCGGGTAAAGCTGGTTTAGGGATGCCTCTTGGCTGCGCGTCAGCCCCGTTTCCGGGTTGATGCGTTCGGCCAACGCATTGCCGCGCTCGGTAGCGGTGCCGAAGCCCAAATCAATGCGCGCCGCGTCAATCGCCGCCGTGATGAGGTTCTGCATGGATTGCACCATGCTAGAGGCCTCAATCGCTTGGCCCATGTCCTGCATCAGGCGGGTCCAGGCGTTGGACATCCGGGCGCTGGAGCGCTCCATCGTTTCAGGC